TCACGGGCTCGCTGGTGGCTGGCGCGATCTCCGGCACGAGCGCGGGCACGAGTACAGCGGTGGCCACGCTTGTCGGAGATGGTGCGCTCGCTGGGACTTCGGCGGGTGCGGCCACGGCTACGGCGACGGGCCAGGCGATCACGCCGATCGATGGCACGGCTGCGGGGGTTGGCGCGGCCACGGGCACGCTAGCCGGTATGGGTGCGCTCGCTGGTGCGGTGGCTGGCACGGCGACGGCGACGGCGACGGCAAGTGCCATATCACAGGTTTTGGGCTCAAGCGCGGGTACAAGTGCCGCAGTTGCCACGCTTGGTGGCGCTGGTGTACTCGCTGGAACCTCGGATGGTGTGGCGGCTGCTACGGCGACCGGTCGGGCGATCAAGTCAATTGCGGGCGTGGCGGCTGGCCTTGGCGACGCTGCGGCTACCCTGGTGGGCGCTGGTGCGCTCGCTGGTGCATCGGTAGGTTCGGCTGGAGCTACAGCAACAGCGAGCGCCACATCTCGCACGGCAGGTTCAAGCGCTGGCGTCGGCGTGACTACAGGAACTGCTATTGCCTATGCTCGCACGGCAGGTTCAAGCGCTGGTATCGGAACTGTATCAGGTACGCTCACGGCATTTGGTAGCCTCGCTGGTCAAGTGCTCGCGGCTGCCGCCGCGGTTGCGTTGCTCGTTGGCACGGGGGCACTCGTTGGTTCTAGTGCGGGCGTTGCGACAGCTAACGCCGTACTGAAAACTGCTGGAAAGCTGGATGGAACAGCCGCTGGCGTGGCAACGGTATCAGGCACACTGATTGAAAGTGGGATTGATCCATCCACTGTAATGTGTTTTAGGGTGGACAACAACCGTCCAACTGATGCTAACATCCAAGATGGTAGATTGTACGCCAATATCCACCCTGAAAGGAAATGCTGATGGCTGATTTCTACCTCAAAGCAGGCGACCGATACCCGGTGATGAGAGCTACGCTTTTGGATTCGGACCGTAAAGTGATTGATCTGTCTGCAGCAACTGCTATTGATTTTCTGATGAGGCGAAAGACGACGGATTCATGGATTGTCATTTCAGCATCAATCACAGATGCTCCAAACGGCAAAGTGGAGGTTCATTGGGGGCCAACAGATACAGTTGAGGCAGGGACGTATAAGGGGTTTTTCAGGGCTACATTTCCAGGGCCGCTTGTGATGAGCGTGCCGAATAGTGGATGCAAGACAATCCTGATACAGAGTGCCTGCTGATCGTTTTTGTTGGGGCGATTGCTAGGGGGCATTTTCCAAGTAAACTCGGGACACCACTAACTCGTCACCAGCATCCGGATGAACTGGAAGCAGGCCGCGTTTGTAGCTCAGAGCGTTGGCTGTCAAGTGGCGATTCACCGAACAGGAGGATGAAAGATGAGCAGTGGAGTAAGCAGAGTCAGGTCAGGTAGCGTCTGGGGTACGGGCGCTACCATCGACGTTCGCACGGTCGGGTTCCGTCCACAGCGTGTGGAGTATATGAACTGGACCGACAAGTGTCATGGCGTGTGGCACAAGGACATGGCGGACGCCAGCGTGATGAAGGTCGTCACCGCTGGTACCATCACCGCTGAGACCACCTTGGGCATCACGCCACTCAGCGACGGGTTCCAGATTGGCGCGGACACGGACCTCAACGTGGCCGATCAGCTGATTCACTGGACGGCATACGAATAGCGGAGTGCTCGCCACGGTTGGGCGGCGTTGTGTTGAACGAACAGGAAGAAGGCACGCAGCGCCGCCCAATCAATTTTGATTTTAGGAGACGACAATGGCCAACACAACACAGAGCCCGGTACATGTCAAGGAGCACGTGGAATACGCGCTTCACAGAAGCGCAGTATCCAGTGCAGACGCATCTCCGCCAGCAGCCACCAAGAAGCAGGGCATCAACATGGCTGGATACGAGGAAGCCATCATTGAAGTCCTTCCAATCACAAGCGGGGGCAACCCTGCCGTGGACATTTATTGGTGGAGCGAAGCGTTTGATGGATGGATTCAAGACCATACAGCGGTGTCCTTCGCAGCGGCCGGAGCCGGTGTGGAGTGGACAGCGACCGTTGCTTGCAAGCATCGCCGGATGTTCGTGAGGCTGTCTGGGACGTTGACCGGAGGCGTCGATGTCCGAGTGGCCGGTCATCGCAACGTAGTGGAGAGCATGTAGTGGTGTGGCGCGGAGTAGTACAGCACTGCCCATCGCCGCCGCCAAGGCTGTAGACCAAGCAGAGCGTTCAGAGCTGGTTCAGCTCCTGCGGCACTACCGCTCAATGTCCAACGAGTGGTTGAAGCGGCAGGTGCTGGAGCACAACCGCATTGACATCCTGGCGGCCATCTTGGAGTATGAGGTGCACCCGTTCCACCTCACGATGCTCCAGTTTCAGTTTCGGCATACGGACAACTTAATTCTGGCATTCCGGGGCGCAGGCAAGAGTACGCTGTGCACGATTGCCAAGTGTATCCACTACCTGCTACTGGACCCCAACCTGCGTATCGTCATTGCGTCCAAAACTGGGACCAACGCAGAGCAGTTTCTGCGTGAGGTCAAACAACAGTTTGAGTCCAACGACCGGCTTGCCGAAGTGTTCGGGGAGTATTACAACCCCCGCAAGGTGTCGCGTTGGAATGACCGGGAGATCGATGTTGCGCCGAGGACGCGTGGCGGCAAGGAGGCCAACGTTACCTGCGTGGGTATCGAGGGCACCGTGATCGGCAAGCATTTCGATGTGGAGTTCAGCGATGACCTGGTTGACGAACAAAATGCGCGCACGCAGTACATGCGTGATCAGGTCAACAAGTGGTACTACAGCATCCTGGATCCCACCATCGAACCTCCCAACCCAGACAACCCGCTGGTGGGCCATCGCCACCGGCTCGGGACGCGCTATCACTATGAGGACCAGTATGGGCGCTGGATTGCTGATGAGCTCAAGGGCCGCCACTTGATCATCCCGGCTCTGGATGAGCAAGGCCGGAGCCCTTGGCCAGAAAAGTGGCCGCCATCTGAGTTTGCGGCTCGCAAACGCCGCTCGGGCTTGATTATCTTCAATGCGCAGTACCAGTGCGACACCGACGCCATGAAGGGCGAGGTGTTTGATTACGATGACTGTATCATGGTGGATGACGGTGATATGCCTAAGCTGAGCAGCTTGCGTCTGTATCTTGGGGCTGATTTGGCGATCACTGAAAAAGAAACCAACGACCATTTCGCGCTTGTGGTCATCGGGGTGGATAAATTGGGGAACATCTGGGTGTTGGACTACTATGACGGCCAGCTGCGGTTCGGTGCACAGTTCAAGAAGATCAAGGCCTACGCCAATCGCTATGATGTCGTCAGGGCTGGTATTGAGTCCAATGCGTATCAACGAGCCCAGGCCCATGCACTTGAGGATGATGAGGCAGATGATGCATTGCCGGCGGGGGTGGTCAAGAAAATCATCACCGACAGTGACAAGATAACTGAGGCGTGGAAGCTGTCTCCGCTGTTTGAGGATCACAAGGTGCGCTTCCACAAATCGTGCACGGCCGTGCGGGATCAGCTTGTGCTGTTCCCCAACGGCAGATTCAAAGATCTTTTTGACGCTTTCAACCTGGCAGTCAAAGCATCACGCAAGAAGCGCCGTAAGCGCAGGGAGTATGAGCCCGGTGTCATCTAGCGGTGTATCCCATCAAGGCGTGCCCCTTGGTCCGGAGTATCGCAGAGCGTTGGCAGAAGCTAACAGGAGGCGTGTAATATCATGAGTGACGACAAAACAGCAGTCGTACCGTTGGACAGTAGCGCTGACCCCAGGCCTCCTGGACGCCGCATCAGGTATCACGAGGAGTCAGTGGAAGTGCAAAAACGGAAATTGGCATTGGCCGCGGGGTGGACACAGGAGCGGTTGGCGGAGGCTGCAGACGTATTTGTGGCCAAAAGCCAGCATAGCAGCACCACCCCCGAGCGCTCCACACGGCCCCAGGATGACCCGCTAACTCAAATGATCGTCAGCGGGATGATCGTTGAACCCCCGTTTGACTTGCTTACGCTGTCTATGCTTCCGGAGCACAGCAGCGAGTTGAATCAGTGCATCGAAGCGATGGAGGTTGGTGTGGCGGGTTTCGGGTGGCGCCTGGAGCCTCGTATCAATCTGGACAAGGCTGATGAGGCAACTGTGAGAGCCGCCAACAAGGAGCGGACACGGCTCATAAATTTCTTTGAATACGCCAGCATAGAGGATGATTACAATACGGTGCGCACCAAGATGGTGTGTGACAATGAGGCCATCGGCGCCATGTACCTTGAGGTCATCCGGGACATCAAGGGTGGTATCCAGGGCTGGGAGCACGTGCCAGCGGCGCAGGTCCGGCTCGGACGTCAGACGGATGAGATGATCGAGATTGAGACCCCCATTCTAGAGCTGCAGGAGGATGGCAGCGTCAAGGTGGTCAAGATCAAGCGGTACAAGCGGTTCAGGCTGTTCCTTCAACAGCGCCATATCCGGAGGTCCAACCTGTCCACGGTCACGAGCCGGCGACACACCTGGTACAAGGAGTTGGGTGACCCCCGGTATATTGACAACAAGACCGGCAAGGAGATCAAGGAGCCCGAGGAGATTGAGCGCGCCCGCAAGGAGAACCGTCTGGCCAATGAGTTGATTTTCTTGCGCCAGTACACCTCGCGCTCACCTTACGGGCTGCCACGATACATCGGCAACTTGTTGTCCATCTTCGGGGACCGGGCTGCAGAGGAGATCAACTTCATCACCTTCAAGAACAACAACATCCCGTCTTTGGCGGTTTTGGTGTCCAATGGGCAGCTCACCGAGGGCACCGTCAAGCGCATTGAGTCGTTCGTGGAGGCCCAAATCCAGGGTTCAGACAACTACAGCAAGATGCTCATCATTGAGGCTGAGTCGTTCATGGAGGGCGAGGACGGCGGTCACATGAAGCTGGACATCAAGCCCCTGACCAGGGAGCAGCACAAGGATGCGATGTTCCAGAAGTACAGCTCAAACAACCGAGACAGCACGAGACGGGCATTCAGGCTGCCGCCCATACTCGTGGGCAGGTCAGAAGACTACACCAGAGCGACAGCGGAGACGAGCCGGAGGTTGGCTGATGAGCAGGTGTTCTCGCCGGAGCGCTACCGCTGGGACAAATTCATCAACAGGCGCATCTTCCCGGCGATGGGCATCCGATTTTGGGAGTTCAAGAGCAATAGCCCGAACACGACGGACAACCAGGAGTTGGTCAAGCTGCTCGGGACGGCCGAGAAGACAGGCGGCATGACGCCACGTATTGCGCGCCAAGCCTTGTCCGATGTGTTGGGCAAGACGTTGCCGGACTTCCCGGATGACTTTGATCCTGATATTCCGTTCAGTCTGCTTATGGCCGAGGCGGTCAAGAACAAGGCGGAGCCCACGGAGCCCGGTCAGCAGTTGACAGCAATCAAGATGCTCACCGGGGCGCTTGATGAGGTGACACCCGAGGACATCGCACAGGCTGGCGAGGACGCGGTGGTGTCCATCTTGAAGG